TCAGATTTTCATATTTATTTTTTCATTAAACTCCAATTCAATTAATCCATGATGAGGTTTTCTTTGACTACTTGGCGGGAAAGAAAGATAATCTCCATATGTGTTATGCAGTATGAATTTATAATTATTAGGGATGGGTAGAAGTATTTTTTCAAAAGTACAATAAGAAGGCCTAAGATGATCATGTATTCGCCTTCTATATTCTCTGTATGTTTTAAATCCCTGAGTCATGTGCGTTACAAAATCTGAATCACTATGTGTTTCATTGTATTTCGTCATGACTTTGGTTTGCATTCTGTTTAACTCTTGCATTGAATTAAGAGATAGAGGGCAATGTATCTTCGCTCTCTCCCATAACACTTTATCATTATCCCTGAGTAATTTAACGCGCTTTAATTTCGCTTCTTGTAGAATATTAATTTCTTCTTCATGCAATCTTATCGCATCAATTGAGGATGGCATAACATCATAGGGGAATATATCAATAAAAATTCCATGATGTACATCGAGATGTGACCATTCTTCTTGTAATGCCTTCGAATTGTTCAAACGAAGGCGAGTAAATGAATGAACATATTGCGGGTCAGTGATATAATTTTGAACAAAAACTTGATCATTACTCCAATTCTTAGTCAATTCTAAAAAGACATCATAATCCCATCTAAGCATCGCTATATCTATATCATCATCCCATGGAATGAACCCGCTGTGTCTTACTGCGCCAATAATTGACCCGAAATCCAGTGTAAAGGGAATCATGTGTTTTGAACAAAAATCATTAAACTCTTTTAACAAGTACAGTTCGTTTAATTGCAACTTTCTGATCAACTCTTTTGACAACGTTTGATCGGAAATAATCATATTTTCAGACCTCCTTTTAAAATCAGAAATCCATAAATATTAGACTAATTAACCTTAGTATATCACTATTAACTCAAATACCCTAGTCATAGGTCATTACAGTAAGTATTATAATAAAAAACACTCTCAGTTAAGAGAGTGGATGATCATTTTTTCTTCTAAAATCTTCTCGTAGCATAATTTGGTTTCTCATAGTTAAGACAACATATGCTTCTCTAATCACCAGAAGAACAATTATTGATTGGTAATTGTCAACAAATAATTTACTCAAAATAAAATAGAATAAAACTACATCTAACGCAATAATCAAACCATCTGAAATCTTCAATCTCAATCACCTCTAACTAGTCTAATACCCTGGGTTGGCATAATAGTAGTAAGTATAATATTTGCTACCTGTAAACGATTGATTTCCCACGTATGTTATCATCTGCCAGGTGTTTTTTGCAGCTGGTGCAGCTGAGTGTAAAGCTTCCCATTTATTTGTTTTTACTGGAGCTAGATATTTTCCAGCCACGGAAGCGACTACCCCTGCTGCAACCGCAGCAACAAGAACGGCTTTAACAAATGTCAATGTAAATGCTGCTTTTATCGCAGCCACGGAAAGTTGACCAATAGAGCTTAACTTTGTAATTGCAGTAGTAAGCCCTGCACTTGTTCCGATAAATGCAATATTTTGATTATGACTCGTATTCACGACCCCAATAAATCTATCAGCTCTATAACCTGTTGTGGGAGGAATCACATCCCAATACGCTTGTGCCATTTGTCTCGACTCCACTTCAGGAGCTACCACATCTTCGACAAATATTTGACTATAATTAGACAAGTAAGTTGTTATCGGATGTTGAGAATTATCTAAAGACTGCTCTGTAACAGCCTCTAAATAGTCTTCTGGTGAATACTTATAACCCGCAACTTTAACATATGAGTCATCTTTAGCATGAATTATTTCTATTTCTTCTCCACTATTTTTTATAACAAACCTGACACCTTCACTGTGTTCTGATGCAGTTAATAACTCATCGGTAATTTTCCCCTCTGCACTAACAGGAATGACCATCACCAATAACAAAAAGAAAGATAAAAGCGAGATACTGCATAGCTTAAAAAGCTTATTCATTTCACTTCCTCCTAAGACCTTTCGGTTCATGATGTGACCATACCATAAATCAAATAAGTTTTGTTAAGAAAACGTTTGCATTGTTGTTTTTGATGATTAATATGTAAAAAGCGCCTTGGAGAAAGGGCGCTTTTTGTACCAAATAATCCCCACCGATCATTTGATTTACAGTTATATACATATTTCTTTATCTGATTAGATAAAAGAGTTGAGAGACAGTATATAACCAATTGTGAATGTACTGATCACGTACATCAGGAAGAAAGGAAGTTCTTCATTGTTCCTTTATCAAATAGCTATTATAGGGAATGCTATTCAACAGTAAAATTGTACTTGAAGCTGTACCATTAGTACATAAATCATGTTTAAGTTGTTGAATTCAATGACTAAAGTGTATATGAATAGACAATAAAAGACCTCCAATTTGTATACGGAAGTCTTATGCTAAACGATCCACCTAGGTGTACTCTAAGTAGATTATATATATGAGTGAGTAAGCAGTATAAAGCGATAGCTATATTTCTTACAAACATATTATATCATAATTTTAGAATTAGTCCCCATAAGTAAAAAAACACGCCCAGGGGGTGGCCGTGTTTCCGAAGGTGGGTTGAGTTGGAATTCAACCACATGTTAAGCTTAGAATAGTATATGATATTATTTATATTAATCTGTCTTAACAAATTAAATTATAAATTATTTTTTATATAAATCAATAGCCATATTTACTCGTTTGTAATATCCTTCCATATTCATTCACCATCCACAATTATTAATCATTAAGTATCTCTATTTTAAAGTTTGAAGCTTCGAAAGATTTATAAAATGAAATTAGTTCTTTTTTTGTCGGCCCTTCCACTCCTTTAGAAAACGCAAAAATTTCATCCAGTGGATTCACAGTTAATTTCATTAAATTAATTCCGTTTAATGAAGCAAATTCAATTATTTTTTCTACAACGAAAGTAGCTAAACCTAAATTCCTATACTCTTCATATGGTACATATAGTATTTCTATCTTCACAGATTTTTCTGTCAAAAATCCGTCTGTAGTATAAAAATCAACAACAATAACTTCCTTATTATTACTTTTATCTATCAGGCAAAAAGAATAACTAATATCTGTTCTATATTGAAGATCCTTAACTGATTTTGAATTACCGCCAAATTTATATTCAAATTCCCCTTCAAGATTTCCCGGGGTTCCCCAACCTTTTATTATCTCTTCCACGACAACACCTCCACTATTACCTTTCACTATATTTGTATACTACTCTTTTAACACTAAAAAAGCCACCCTCAATCAAGAGAGTGGCTTTTTCTTTTACTTTAATACTATTTTTAATAATGCAGCAACTACGGCACCAACTACAGCAAGAACTAACCATCGCTGGTTATCTTCAAGTTTTGTGGTTCTTCGTTCAATATCTTTAAACCGACCATTCACACTGTCATCGATTTTACTTTCTAAATTAACAACACGTTTATCTACTTTATGAATGGCATCCAACAGACTTAATTCTTTTTCGTCCATAGGACTATCCTAGAATCTCGTTTACACGCGCTTGAACTTCATCTGCATCATACCCTTCAGCACGTAACTTATCATAACGGGCTTGACCATTACCATAGTCGCCACGAATTACTGCATGCGCTACATCATCGACTGATTTTGTAGGTGTTACTCCGCCGTTGATAATGTCCTGGATAGCATAGTAGTCATAACCTGCATTTGTAAGACGATTGTAACGATCATCACCATTACCCCAATCACCACGCATAACTTCTGATGCAATCTGTTCATTTGATTTAACAACTGGCTCAGGTTTAGGAGTTGGCTTCACTTCTTCTGAAGTTCCGTTTAATGCAATGTTGTAGTATTTGATAATATCGTTGACGATAGCGCTCATTCCCTTACGCTTGTAGAACGAACCGCATGAGGTGTATACAAACTCACTATGTAATCTTACGGTCTTTGTGGATGGATACAAGCCCAATTGAGCCATTGCGTATCCAAGATACTTAACAAAGTTAACGTAACCTTGTTCAATGTCCTTTTCAACTAATTCGACACCAATTGAACGTTGGTTAATATCCTTATCTCCAGCATGGTGTGATACATCACCAAAACGGACCGTTTCATAAACTTCTTTTGCGTCGGCAACTGCATTGAATGAGTTTGTACCATTGTTGTTCGCAAGGTTTTCTGCTTCATTGACTGCAGGCGCGGTGTTAGCTGTTGTATGAATAACAACCATCTCAATTGGTTTGCGATGTGCTGCGCTTGATGCACGTGTTGATCCGTAAACTTCACTTACTTTTTCTGTGAAGTTTTGTTTAACGGTTAATCCCACTTGTTTTACGTAATCTGCGAATTGTAACATTACTTGTCCTCCAGGTACTCATACGTACCGCTTTCTGTTTTAATTACTTTATTCTCATCAATAGTTGTTGGTTGTTTAAAAATTAATAGAAATAATGCGAAGATATCTTTCACGTATACGGCAACTGATCCCGTAATAACGACTGTAACCGCCTGTACGAGTGTTAAACTCGTTCCATTAACATTGACACTCAAGTCATCACTTAGAGCTGCCATGACGGAAAGAACCGCGATTGCCGTGTAAATTAATAATCCTTTATACAATCCACGTTTCAGATAGTTCCAATTCAATTGATTAGATTGTTGTGCATGACCTGCACCTAGTAAATTCTTCGCTAAGATTGCTAGCGGTAATAATGATAAAGCGACCCATAACGGATCGCTCTTAATAAATAATATGATTTCGTTCATGATTGCTCCTTTGTGTCGTTGTCGACATCTGATTGTGTTGGTTCATTGCTTATTTCAAGAATCTTCTCTTGTACTGTTTTCCAGTAAAAAATTTCTGAATTCAATTCATCAACTTGATTTTTAACAAGATTCCGATTATTCATTGCCTCACTAAGTTTCAATTGTTCAGACTCCACGATTTCATTAAGTTCCTTTAATTTTGGGTTAATGTTTTTTAGATCATCTTCCAATTTACTGATGTGCGCTTCAATCATCATTTCCACCTTCCTTCCGCAATAACTGTTTTCCACCCGCCAGTGAAACCATAATTTACAGGTCGCATTTGGTAGATTCCCCAAACTCTTGTTAAAGATATGTTGTCATATCCGAATTGGGCACCTTGACATGATGCTATAACTGCTGGTGGAGCTCCAACAAATGGAATAGGAAAAGTCCAATCACTATTACCAAAATATCGAGTAAACATTGCTTCCCATTTTGATGGCGGTGAGGCATTGTCAGCGTTTAATGATATCCTTTGGACGAGCCGTCCACTCTCATACTTCCACCACTCTCCATTTGAATTTGAACCGTGATCAAAAGGGTAGTCTGCGATTGTATTATCGGTTGTAATCTTTTTCCACTGAGACCAAACAGGAACTGTTCCATCTCCTGTGCCCATTTTCCTACTGTAAATTGTTCCGTTTAAATTTTCAAAAGTTTGCCATGCGTAAAGCCAAGCTCTATTTGGAGATGTCAAATCAGAATAATCACGTAAATTTCTAACAATTAAATACCCTGCACCAGCTTTAGGACTATTAATTGAATTATCAGCGTTAACCGAGGTTGGTATAACATAAATTCCTTGCCTCCAATAATTATTAAAATCAAAAGTTCCTGTGATTTCGATTGGAATTGAAAAGAAATCTTTTATTGGATCATTTTCATTTTGATATGCCTGACCTTTTACTTGAAATGTATTAGACCCTTTATTGTTAATCATTCCAACACCAACATCACCATCCCCACCTATGTATAAGTCAACACTTCCACTCGAAACACTAAAAGAATGAACATTGTCGCTTGTTACCTTGTCTTCGACTTTAATATTAATGACGTGAGCCTTATTGACATCGACATTTGTTAATGTATAACCTACAGCAAGTTGGTCTTGGGTTATCGTTGTATAAGACCCGATTCCAATTTGAACCTTAAGGATTCCATTCTTGGATAAAAGTGAATTGAACCCAATAGTGGCCTTTATGAACACATTGGTGCCTAACAAGTCATCATTGCCTGCGGCATTTACACGCTTCAATTGTTCCATTTTGACTGTGGGTCTACTATAAGCAATTGCAGTTAATCCAGTGTTCTGATTTATTGATCCACTTTTTTGATGGTTATCTGTCCATTGAACACCAATTATTAGTGGATTTTTCGTAACAGCATGAGAGGTTGATACACCATTTTTATAAGCACCATTTAGTGCTGTTTTCCAGTTCTGACTTGCGACCCACATGTTCGAATAGGGTTGCGCATTAGCGGTTGCTGTTACTTTAATTTGAGTAAAACCAAAAATTACAAGACCTCTAACATCACTATGCATAGATGCAGGCTGTACCAATTCATGCCGTAATGTTGGATGTTGATACGGTATATCCCAATTAATATTTGATGTATATGTTTGAGTACCAATTGATTTACCACCGACAAAACTCTCCACCTTAAATGAGAAAGCCTTAACATTAGTATTCTCAAAACTTTCAACCATCGTTTTGTATTGTGCGTCAGTAAGAGGAATCGTGGTTGACTCGTTTGCACTAACTTGTTTACTCCAAATGTCGGTACTTCCAGATAATGTAATTTTGCATGAACTTACGGAACTTGGCATCGTTACTGAGTATCCAAATGAACGTGCTCTTAAACTTGTATTCCATCTAGGAGTAAATAACACATGACGCGGAATTGTAGGTAATGTTAAATTGTAACCAAATTCTAAATATCCAAAGCGTGTGAGGTTAAACTTGGTCCACATAGTGATAGCCTTTGTTCCATCAGCATTATGTGCAACACTTCTCCATCCCCATGAGTCAACGGCTTTATAACTAGAACTGCTAAAGTCGTAGCTAAAATTTGTGGTATAACTCTCTCCATAACATTGAGAGGTAATACTACTATTTGAACTATTGTCCCAGTACCCATCTCCACTTAACTTACGGACACCAAGTTCCCATCGAACTTGCGTAGTATTATCTTGAATGTTTTGTGATCCAATTTCATACCATATTTCAGCAACGTAACGACTATCATTTGGAAATGGTTTACTAATTGCTTTAACCCATGCCATTCAATCACCCAATCTTTCTAGTGTGTTGCCATATCGTTCCGCTTTTCGCTTCATTGGCATTTTTATGTTTCATAATAATGTGATTCCCCATTACGATTCGTTCCAGGACGATAAGTGCGGTTACATCCATCTGCGGAACCCCATTTACAATTTTCCAACTTGAGATTGGGGTACCTTTGTAATTCAAGCTAATGCCGTCGTTGGTTTGTAGAATCGAAAAATCGCTGTCGCTTTTCCCAATTTCTAGCCCTTCATCACTGAAGTTGAAATATGAAGTAAGTAGATCAACTTTTCCATTTTGATCCGCAATTTCTTTTTGAAATTGAATATTAAAATCACTAATTGTCTGCTCAAGACTCGACTTTACGAACTCATCTCCAGCTTCTCTATTAGCAATTTCCATGTTGATTGCATTATTTGAAGATATATCCAAACTCGAACCAACGTCACTTGCGAGCATATTAGTCGTTATTTCACCAGAAGCAATAAAACTAGCATTAAACCTACCGTCTTGTGTCAAGGCATAACTGTAAGGCCCTTCGTAACCGTTCGGAGAAAACGCTAAACCTCCAAGTCCAAGACGCCATACATTTATTGCATCTTCTCTCGGAAGTTTGTCAAGTATCAATATTTCATTATCATCAATGTATACATAACCGTTTTTATTTAGATTATTGATTAAATCAGTTTGTTCTTTACTGAGCTTTATTGATGTGCTTGCTTTTTCTACAGCGTCATTAATAGATTCTTTCATTGAATCAAACTGTTTTTTTACATCACGGTTGTAGTTACCAAAAACAAGTGTCGCTACACGATTTGTCATGACATTATAGACATATTCTTGCACAGTCGTATTGATTTCCAATTGTGGATGTTTCACAACAACTAAATCACCAATAGCCAAGTTTTGATTTACATCACTTTTGACGGTATACATTACCTTCGGAACCTCATTTTCTCTCAAATAAGCAAGAGCATTTGCGCGAAGTTCTTCAATGATGTTATTTTCTGTTTGTTCTTCATCATCAAGTTTTGTGTCGAAGGAAACTGTTCTGCTATAAGGCTGGGGGTATTGAATATTTGAAACAAGAACCTTTTCAGGAAGCATGATTCCATCTCGACCTGTGGGATAAAGCATGGTTACTACCTGGTTCCAGTTTTCTACAACTTCTATGGATTCGAGTTGTGAACCATAAGTTAAACTAACTTGTCGATCTACTGCCACATCTTCTTTAAATGTTACATTGAAGTTGTCTGCATCGAATACACCAGCCCACCGCTCTTCAATTACAGACCAAGCTTGAATCAATGTCTTGCGGATGAAATATGCTGTGTTTGCCCCGACTACATTTGAAGTGAGCGTAAAAGGACTAGGATTATCCGTAGCATCATTAATATAGTTTAGTGCACTTATAGCACTCATATTAACTGGTCGAACATCTTTAAGGAATAACCGATCTGCATCAAACATAACATGATGAGCCTTAAATACGATTGTTCTTCCTTTAACCTTTATCCCATCAATTCTAAATGCTTGTAAATTAATTTTCGACTTTGATTTTGTAACGCAGAGATTATCTTGTTTGATATGATCTGCATACTCAACCGATACTTCTGCATCGATATACCAACCATTCAATGATTTCTTTTTTGTCTCGATCAGTTTAAGTGGTTTGATTGCAATGTTACCATTGCTACTAAAATCTTTATCAGTAGGATTAAATATGCGAATCATAACCATCTATCCTTACGCCGAAACAAGACGTTACAGTCACCACTATGTAATTTAACCTCGTTCTCCCCTACGTTTAATTTCGGATACTCCCACCCAATTTTAAGTTGGCGATTACGAAGGAGGTTTTCAAATAAAGCATTCTTCGTTTGACAATCGATCAAGACATAATCTTCACCGGCAGGAAATTCATAATCAAACCTTGTTCCATTAATACTAATATCCACCTTCGCAGCAAGTTTTTTTTCTAATCGGATAATTGGTTCCGAATATACTGTTCCAGTATTGATGCTACTTTTATCAAATATATCTTCTGCATACCAAAATGCATCTCGAATAAATGATATTTTCGCTTCTCGTATTGTTACAACCCTTCGGACATCGATTTGCGAATAAAAGTGACCGAAAGTGTACCGATTCTGGTACTCTATTTTTACCTTTCCAGTAAACAACTGAAGTAATCTATCGACTTTGGAAATGTCGAGAATTTGAATATCGAATGATTTCTCGATAGATGAATACCCAAGTTCAACATAAACTTGCTCTGAGGAACCTTCAATATCAGTCTTTTCAACTTTTAAAGGAGCCCTACCAACAATGTGATGAGGCTCCTTTATGAGGATTCCAAGTTCTTTTTCAGTTATTCCATTAAATTTAATCATTACATTACCTCCAAGAGTCGATTGTCTACTAGTTTTGCGATTCCATCGTCGGCGACTTCGAATTTTAACCCTGTGAATACGCGTCGCATCACAGAGGCAAATTGTTCATAATCAATAAGGTCATGCTGGGCCGCACCACCTGAACTCGTCAATGGCGTTACTTGAGCATTTCCACCACCAACTGTTAAAAGTTCCGCTCCTGCTTCACCAACGATTGCTGAACCACGAACAAGATTCCCTCCATGCTGAAGATATGCGATTTCTCCAAAATTAACCCCTGCACCCCCAATGCCAGGCACCCAATCTGGCACCTTAATTTTGTTGAGTGAACGAATGACACCATTCATCATTGAAATGACACCATTAATAGGTCCTTTAATAATTCCAGCTATCGAAGAGAAAATCGTCGCAATCGAATCACGAATATTCGTAAATGTCCGATAAATAAAGTCACCGGCGTATTTGAATCCATCAATTATTGATGAAATAACACCGTTAACAATCGATGAGATTGTGTTGAATATGTTTCTAAAGAAATTTGCGAGCGGATTCAATACATTAGTCTGTACATACTGCGATGCACTCGACCAAGCATTGCTAAATGCATTAGCAACATTTTGAATGAACGTGTTTATATTAGCAAATATTCCGATAACAAACGATTGAATTGCAGTGAATATGTCTGTAAATGTCGTTTTTACTATTTCAAGAATGTTCTTAATTGCATTCATAAAGTTATTGAAATGTTCAGTAACTGTATCAATGAATGATTTAATATTAGTAGATACTATTTCAATAAATGAGTCAAAATTAGACTTTACGGATTCAATAAATTGATTGAACCATGTCTTTATAGACTCCACAGTTTCTGCTATGAATACTTTGAAGTTAGTAAAACCAACTATCAAAGTATCAATAAATGGACTGATCATATTCCATAGTGATTCTAAAAGCATGGCAACGAGTGCAACGATTAGAATCCCAACATTTTTGAGAAAATCAATAGGCCCATTTAATAAAATTAGTAATGAACTTATAAATTCACTAACATTTGTAACTATAGTCTCAATAAGTTGTGTCATAAAATCTAAGATAAATTGTTTAAATATACCGAATTTTTCAGAAATAGAAGCGATAAATAATTCGATGTTTGCACGAATTGTTGTAAAAAGCCCCTGAAACCAGGAAGCCATTGATTCGAATGAACTCATAAACCAATTAACAATCCCTGTTACCAACTCATTAAACCACTTCCCAAAATCATCAAATACTTTACTCATTGATTCAGCAAGTTTCTTTGTATATGATGCGATAGCATCCCAATTAAGAACAACAATAGCAACAAGTGCTGCAATTGCTGCTCCAATCGCGACCACTGCAGCGACTGGGGAAGCAAGAGCGGCTGCTACTGCTGCTATTCCTCCCTTAATGGCCACAAATGCGGGTTTTAATATTGGCATAATTTTTGCAACCAAACCTACAATAGCTCCGACGCTCGTAATGATTTTCCCCAAAAATATTAGGATTGGACCAATTGCTGCGGTTACACCTGCAAATCCGACGACAATCTTTTGAATTGCAGGATCTAAATTTGATAGCCACGTCGCTAGTCCTTGTAGTTTTTCAAGCATCGAGTTAATACTTGGAAGCAAAATATTCCCTACTGTTATCGCTAGATCATTAAGGCTGTTCTTTGTTATTTCCCACTGAGCACTTGTAGTTTCCAAAATATTTGCATACTCGTTTGTAAGTGCCGTATTTTCTTCCCATGCAGATTGAGACATCGTCAATGAATTTGAGAATAACTCATTCGCACCTGCTGCTTTTAAAAGCGCATCACGCATTCTCACTTCTTTGATTCCCATTTCATCTAACATAACAATTGCGCTAGTACCTTGTTTTTCAGCATTTGCAAGACCGTCAATGAACGCTAGCAACGCATTGGCTGCATTATCCTCAAAGGCTTCTTTAAACTCCTGACCGGTCATGCCTGCTATTTTTGCAAAGCCTTCTAAATCGTCTCCACCTAATTCTGTTGCAATTTGCATATTAGATAGTAATTTGCTGAATGCACTTCCTCCAGCCTCTGCTTCAATACCGACACTCGATAATGAGGCACTAATACCAAGTATTTGCGCTTCAGTAAGTTTAGCTTGAGACCCTGCCCCTGCAAGTCTTGATGCCATTGCCATAATTTCTGCTTCAGTTGTTGCTGAGTTATTACCCAATGCGACCAACGACGAAACAAGGCGATCAGTATTTGACACAGACATTCCCGTTACATTGGTAAATCTAGCAATTGCATTTGCGCCTTCTTCTGCAGATAAGTTTGTTGTTTCTCCGAGTTTTATCATTGTCTCGGTAAACATTAAAATGTCTTCAGTTTTGATTCCGAGTTGACCTGCGGTCTCTGCAACCCCTGCAATACTTACAGCTGCAGTTGGCATTTGTTTTGCCATATCGCGAATACCGAGTTCAACTTCTTTTAGTTGCTCCGGTGTTCCGTCAACCGTTTTCTTAACCCCTGTAAATGCTTTCTCAAAATCCATAGCACTTTTAACTGATATGCCACTTGCAGCAGCGTATGCCGCACTAAAGACTGACATTTTTTTACCTGCATTAGTTAGTGCATCCCCTTGCTTGCTTAACTTATCGGACATATCTTTTAGTGATGCGGTACCTGCATCAATTTCTTTTCGTACCGACTCTAGATCTTTTCCGTATTTATTTAAGGTTGCCTGGGCACCTTTAAGCTGTGCTTCTTTATCCCTGATTGCATTGACGTCCTTGTTTTCAGCCTCAAGTAGTTTCTTGTGTTCTTCAGTTAGAATTCGAACTTTATCACTTTGAATTGTGTATCGATCACTTAAAAATGTCAGTCTGTCTGCAAGCTTTTGAGATGTTTTCGTGTTTTCATCCCATTGGGATGAAGCAAGTCGAAAGGATTGATAATTCTCTTTGGCTGCTGAACTTACTTCCTTGAGTGTTCCAACGAGACGCTGTGCACCTTGTTCATCAAATATGACCCCTGCTCTTGTCATATCGTTTGACATTATTTGTCTCCTTTAATTGAAGCGTGATATTGTGCCATTTCGTAAAAGTCAGTTGGATTCATATTCATAACTTCTTCAATGGAAAGTCCCATTTGAAGTCCTGCATACTTTATTTTTGTGTAATTTGTTTCTTCTTTTTCTTCTTGCGGGTTGTAGTACTCGACGATGTTTGCTTTTTTTGAAATGCATCTACTTTTTCCTCATTTAACTTTAGAAACTTGTTAATGCGTTCTGTTTGGTCGTTTCCAATAAGGCGTTGTGCTTGTTTAACAGTTAAGACTTCGTCAACATTTGATGCGATTACCGCGTAAACCAAATGACCATATGCCTTTACCCTGTTCTTAGGATTCTTAATATCTTTTTCGAACGCTTTAACACCGCCTTCGTACTCGTCAAGTAACATTGATGTATTAAACGACCAATCAAGTTTAATATTTTCACCTGTTTTTAATGTAATGATTGTCATATTTGACTCCTTTTGTAATTAAAAAGAGAGCTTTCGCTCTCTTACACTTCTGGCAATGGTGCTTCTCCTAAAGCAATAGCTAAATCTTGTGGGGTTAGAATAGGCTTTGCAAAGAACTTATCCTCTGTAAGTCCTTCAGGGGCAATATCCATTTCAGTATCAACATAAGTCTTGAAGTCTTTTGTTTCATTGAATGCATAAGCACGAATGGAAAGTGTTTCGTTCTGCTCTGAGAAAGACTCCTCCGATGTTTTTGATTCATCTGTGTTACTTACTAGTTTACACTTCGGATACCATGTATACCGAACCACTCCATCTTTTTTAATCACAGGTACTCCAACTGCGAAGTAAGGACGCGTTGCAGATCGCCCGCTAAGTACTAGACCTTTTGCATCTACTTTTTCGGCACGCAGTTTTGCAAGATCAGTTGGATCAAATGCTACGACCTCAACTTCTAATTCGATGCTTGAACTCTGATCTACTGTATCGTAATCGATACCACTTGAATTGACTGTTGTACTTTCTGCGTTTTCGCTAGTACCTATTGATTTAATAATAGGTGACTTAATGGTTTCTTGATAATTTACAGGATCAAAGTCATCATTTTCGACTTGATTCATAATGTTATAAAAGAATGCGCCAACAGTAAGTTTTAACTTTGGTTTTTTTTGTTTCATAATTCCTCCTATAGGCCTACTACATCGAGCATGGCTCTGTTTATTTTCGCTGCATTTCTATTAAATGTTGGAACTAGATGCGGTTGATCCCTTGATTTTCGAGTACCGAATTCTACAAGAGGCCCGTACCATTTCCCCCATCCTACGATTGTCTCGTTTCCAACATGCTTATAAGAAAATGTATCAATAAGGTGTGTATATCCAGGACTTCTTATACTAGACATCGGTTTAGGTAAGCGTCTTAAGTGCTTTACTAGCTCTGATGCACCAGCCTCACGCATTTTTTCTGTGTTTTCAAGCTTTTTAGCAATCTCTAATAATTGATCAGATAAATCTAACAGTCCGTCAAAGGACATTTTCAATCACCTGTATTGCAAAGGCACTGTGTACGGTTCTTGTTTCAATATCATGCTCATGAGATACAACAGGAGTAATTCCTATTTCATTTAACTTTTGCAATAACTCCATAAGCTTGGGATTACGCGGTGTTTTAGAAATAAATGACACCTGGTATGTAACTATCGTTGATGATGATAAGCCCGATGCATTATTAGGTTCCCACAGAAAATCCCAGTACACAACTCGCGGTATTTTTGATTCAAAGTCCTTGTTGAACATTGAATCGGCAACAGGGATTTTTAAATCATTGAGTATTTCACTCAATTTTCCTTTAGAAAACTCCATACTTATACCTCCAGTATTGGATTTGGGTAATATGTTAGCGTAATGTCACTGATTGCAAACCCATTTTTATCGTAACCGTGAAAAATATTGAAAATCCGATAGTAAACTTCTTCCAATTTAACTACATATCTGGAGTCAATATTCGGAATCTGTTGAATTCGGATTTTTCGAACTTCATGATTGCTTCGAGTTTCAAACTCAAATTTTAATTTGTCCCCGATTGATATTTCGTTATACCAAATCGCAACAAACAAAGGTTTAAGATAATCTAACGGATAATCTCCTCTAGTTTGATTTTCTTCATAAAGCTCAATCTTTCCGCTCGTGTAAGATGGGATTGAAGTACTTGATTTGGATTTCGGTATATTCACCAGCATACACCTCCTTGAATTCCGCTAGGCGCCCATGTCGTCTGTAATTAACATAATTCTTCAACAACACACGAGCCTGCATATCTTTGTCGTAATCTATTTGTGACCCTGCTATGCGCTCAATGTCATAGATGCCTTCTTTTAAGTATGTCGCAATCATCGAATCAGTATCAAAAGGAGATAAAGCAAATTCTTGCCTTACCTCCTCAATGATTTTCTTGATAATTTCATTCATACTAATCAGCTTTTAGTTTAATAAATGCAGTTTGATGCATATTTTCCCCCAAAAGTGTTGCAATACGTTCATTAGATGATTCTGGGTAAGTTTCATCAACTTCATAAACTTTTCCAGAAATTGCATCAATAAATTTAACGACAACTACAAATTCTTTTGTATTTACAACTTCATCTTTAGGCGTATCTTCAGACACGTCAATAGGTGTTGCTTCTGGTGCATTGTCGCTAGTTAAATCCGTTGGAATTTCTGAAGTTCCCACTTCACTTTTTTTGTTTTTAACTTTTGGCATAAGACCCTCCTAAACTGTTGGTGCAGTTTCTGCTGCTTGAGTGATAACGCTTGGAATTAACGGTTCGAGCTTATTAATATCTAATAAGACCGCATCATCATTTGATACAAGACGACCATTACCATACGCAACAATGATATAGGTACGTGTGTGATCTAGGAATTTAAATTGATCAGATGATTCTGCGTTAACTTTTGAGAAGCCGGCGTTGTATTTTTTCGGTAATAGAACAAGTGCTTGCCCATCTTCAACGTGTTTACTTGGAACAAATACAAATTCTTTTGGTAACTTCGCTTTTACATAGCCTTGCGGTCCAAGAACATGAGTGGCTTTAAAAATTCGTGTGTCAATTTCATTTTGATTAGCGATAACAATAACTTTATCCACATTTCGGTCACCTTTGCGGTTTAAAATTGGCAATACATCTTTACCAAATGATTCTGGACCAAAGTCTGTAATCGCCACAGGTGTACGTTTTGGATATACTTCATCTACCACAGAACCTTTCAAATCACGATCAATTCCGATTGGCGAGTCTTTACCAGTACCAGTGATGAACCCTTCCTCTGCACCTTCTGAAAGTGCTTCTTCAAGAATTGTTCGCATGAACTTATCAATCCACTTATAACCAAGATCAATAATTCCACGAGGAATAAAGGAAAATGCTGTGAGTTTTGCAGCGGTTAGATCAATATCACTAATTTTTGCTTCTAATTCCGATGTAATTGATGAAGTAATTTTCCCCCAAACAGCTTTCCCTGTAGATTCAGATAAAATCCATTTTTTCAGTCCTGCTGGCGCCCAGTTCAAATGCATGAACAATGGGTGGTTTTTCTTGAGATCTTCAAACACGAATTCAATTGTTGTTTGTGGGAACAAGGCAGAATCTGATCCAGTTAGTCCCTGTTTAATTGCTGCATCGATGAATGATTCTTCATCTTTTGAAAGTTGGCGAAGTCCAAATTTATCAGCTAATGATGCATCAGCCGATACTTGCTGTGATTGTGTTACAAATTCATTAACTACATCTTGATATTTTTGATCTACTGATGCTTGAATTGCATCAATGATTGCTTGTGATTTATGCTCTTTAGGAGCATTTTCAACTGATTGTACTAATTCTTCAATACTTAATTTACCTAATTTCATAAGGTCCTCCTAGTTAATCAAAATAACCATCCCATGATGATTCTATTTCTATTTCATTTATTTCGTATTCAAAACTTGTTTCAATTTTACTGCGCAATTCTTTGTTTTCAAGAATTAGCTTAGAAAGATATTGTTCGTCCAAAGATTGTTTTACATCATTACGCTCAACTGCTGTTGCAAAACGCAAATCAAAACATTCTTTAGAAGTAAGCCACGTTTCGTTATCCATCAAAGACTTAATGTAATCTTCATCAAGGCCAGTCTTAGATTGATAGATGTTAATGCTTGGAGTTGTAACTTTTTCAAGTAACTCAGCGGCTTTTCGCATTGTATTAGCATCACCAACAGCTGATGACCAAGCGTTATGGATCATCACCAATGAAGACTCAGGAACAACACGTTTCGTTCCTGCCATAAAAATTACACTTGCTATCGAGCACGCAAATCCATCTACTACTGTTTCTACTTCACCTGGAAAATCAGTAAGTTGATTATAAATTGCAAGTCCTTCAGATACTGATCCACCCATAGAATTAATACGAACTGTGACTTTAGGTGTTTCTACCGATGCAAGTAAATCTTTAAATGAATATGCATCTACTCTAGTTTCATCAGGCCCAAATACTCTCTCCCAAAAATCACCTTTACGAATTTCTCCGTAAACGTAGATGTTTGTATTCATTTCATTTTCTTTAACAAATTGAAATACATCACTCTTTTGTTTCATTCTCTTCCTCCTTTCCCTCCGATTCGACATTCATATAGTTTTTTGTAACATAACGACGATTTGCCCACTCTTCATCAACCGTTGGTTCATCTAAAGCCTTCATAATGTCGTTATGACTAAACCCAACGCTTCTTAATTTATCGATAGACGTTGCATGAGAAATAATGTTGAAGTATTGAAGTGCAAATTTATTCAAAATAAATCGAGCCCCTTCAAAGTATTCTTGTTCAGTGCTTAATTTTCCATCCAGTTCATTCTGGATGATTTTGATATAAGGCATGCATGCAAAGTTTATGAGATCCGCGGTCCCGTCTGATTTTTCAGTTTTAATTCCGTAAAAAACATCTAAAGGGATTCGCGCGGCGGCGGCTGTCGCATCGCCAAATTGCTTCATAAATTTCGTGATATCTTCAGAATTCTTTGAAGTTTTATCTGATACATCTTCTAAATCAATTGCGGATGGAAGAAGAATAATTTCATCATTTTCACTATTGACCTGTCCAGCAAGTTTAGCGGCGTATTCTTTAAATGTTAGTGGGTTTCCCTTTTGATCTGCTAAGGGCATATTTTGATTTTGTGTTCTCAATATTGATTTACGTGATTGAGAGCGTCGATATGACTTTGCAGCAGATGCAATGTAATTACCAACATCTTCATAATAGTTGTTGACGAGATTTTGAAATTTTTCATTCGGAACTGTGAATTTAAGAATGTCACTGTACGAATAGGACGTTGCTAATTCCTCTGTTTCATCACCAGGACCCTCAATTACTATTTTTGAATACGTTCTGCCAACGGTAACAGATTTGCTTACTTCGGCACTTTTAATCCTGAATAGTGCGCCTCTTGTATTTAGTACCAAACATTCCCCATCAAGCATCATTTTTCGAATAACTTTTATCCAAAACTCTGTGGACGACTCATTAGGATTTGGTTGAACGTTGAGTATATAGAGAGCAGACTTGGTTTGACCACTCATTTCTTTTTTACTACTTATTTTAAAATCGGCTTTACCAATAGTTTCGGATATTAGCGTCACCGCATGGTCTATCCAAAATTCTTTGATGTGAAGTCTTTTTGCAATGTCATCACCATCATCGAATACCATTGCACCGCCTGAATCACGTTTAAATATTTTGCTAAATAGTGACATACTCACCTCCTAGATATAGACAGTAATAGTTTGTTGCTCCAATAATTCGTGAGCTTGCATTGCATGCACAAAAGCCATGAATGTATCGTTTTTTCGAAGCTTAGGTTCAATTTTCTCAAATGTAATATCACCGTTTTTATTGCGCGTTAGTGCTGTATTGTTTATGGACCAGCGCATCATTGCTGAATCTCCAATATTGATTTTTCCTTCTGCGAAGAGACGCTCAATCATTGGGCCTAAAATATTGTAAACTGAAGTATTAAGACGAATCATTCGGAGCAGTCCAAATGAATTGTCTCTAGACTCAACATCGAAACCATACTCATTGAACGACTTTTTGAGCATTGGAAATCTATGACTATCACTGACAATTTTCAGGACATTATACTCTTTCATACCGTCTGTAATCCATTTAACAACATCATTTTCGTCAATGTAATCTTCATCAATAATTTCGAAATCTGTGAAGCCATTACTTCCAATAGAACCAAAATCAAACTTGATACCAGCGAAAAATTTACTGCGCTTACATACCCATGTTTTTGATTTCCATACGTACTCATCATTTTCTTTAAACAAAAATCCTGCTGATACAAAATCATTGAAGGTAGCAAGGTCTATTCCTACTACAGCATTTTTCCCACGTAATTCATCATGTGTTCTTGGAATTTTTAGATCTACATCAGAATATGAAGCACGTCTAATGTTTTCCCAACTTGTTACAGCCACTTCTTCATCATTTAATGTGAAATTCATACGTTTTGAGTAAAATTCCAATTTGTATGAAGATTGTTTGGTCATTTTTTTGTAGTCTTGAATCACTTGATGCTTCAATACCGGCATATAACGTAGACTTGGATTCGCTTTACACCACGGTGTAATATCAACATCCGCCTCATCATGTGTTTCCCAGTATTTCTTCATTGGTTCATGGATAAGAGGTTCCTCATCTAATCGAATTCTATTGATAAAAGGAAAAATACCTAAATGGTTATGCTCTCCATTCAGAATGGATGTAGAATTATCAATTTTTTCATCGAATGGGCCACCTCTCACATTTCCATTTGTGGAAATCACCCACGTTCGAGCATGTTTAACTTTCCCGAGACCTGATGTAAATACATTAATCTGATCGTAGTTCTCGTAAGCATGAAGTTCATTGATTATTACCATGCCAGTTTTTTTACCATCTTTGGTTCTTGCATTTGTTGTATTGAATCGAAGCTTAGATTTTGTTTGTTTTCCAATGATCACTGTTTTATTCCAATAAAAGAGTTTTTTCATGGCCTCCGCGTTTGATTCCAACATGTCATAAACTACATTGAATGAATCTAGAGCTTGTGTTTCTGCCATCGCAACAATATCGATGTTATAGTTCTTTACACCATACATCGGAGTTAGGAGGAAACAAGCAAGTGGCATCAAATACCCATCTTTGCCGTTGCCACGCGCCATAATATCAAGTTGTTCAGGAAAGGTTACAATATCTTGATTGTCTTTACGATACATAAATGCAAAAGCATACCGAAACTTTTGATAAGGAAAGAGTTTATAGAACCAACGCTCAGCAAATCGGATGCATTTTTCGTATGTTTCGACATCGAAATATACATTTTCGTCAATCAAGATTGGCTCTACTACGTTTTCAATTAACAACAAGACGTCACTAGATACTTCATTTGGATTATCTTTTACAAATTGAATGTATTCATCGATGTATTTATGTATAATCCGATTCATCGTATTTATCTACTCCAGTCGAGGGTTCCTGTAGTTTCAAATCCTGAAGTATTTTAAGCATCATCTTACTTGTTTCTCGAAGTTCTTTTACCGATTCGTTAGTTTGCTTCTTAGGAAATCCATTACCGGATGTAACTGTAACGATTAAACCACGATTCTCAATATCCCTTCGGAATCTTTCTTTGAGGTCATAATAGAAAAGATAATCTTCGATAAGATTCGTATAAAAACTTTGCAGTCTTCCGGAGTCTTCTAATTGATAAATAAGATCTTCTTTGATAGAAAGTCTCTTTTGAGTTTCTTCAGCTTTTTTACCAATCTTTGATGGGTTAGTTTTTCCCGATTTTTCCTTATTATAGGAATTCTTTGTTTCAGTTGGCATTTTCTTAGGCATTTTGACCCCACCCCCTTTCACACGAGAGTTTTGATTTTTTTGTACAGTCAACCACCACATCCGCTCCTATTAACAAATATTTTATTCGTAGATTTTGACGGGGGTATCTTAGCTTAAACAAGTAACTTCAGTTGCACGATATGAAATTAATCCACCAAATAATTCGATAGTAAATAGAAATCCATCTAGCTCTACACTTCGTTTCTTTGGTAACTTATCATCATTTAATCCAAGATAGTTTAATACATCTGTAGCTTGACCATTCGTTAAGTTAGTAACGGTTGTGGTTAGCAATACCATCAAGGTAAGAGCAATCATTGAATGTTCTTGATCATTGCCTGGTTCAATAAAAATCATAAAGCCAGTTACAACTTCATGATCATTGAATATAGTTGCAGCAACCTTAGGTGTGATATTAATTACCGATGCGTATTGTTCTACAGATTGAAGTACAGGATTAAATCCTTTTACCTTCAAGAGATTAATTAACTTGTCTATATTCATAATTACCACCTCTCCTCCGTAATTACTTTCTTTTTTTTGAAATTATCACGCCATCTACCTTCAATACGCTCATGAGCTTCAAAAGATAAACTCACTAAGTTTGATACATCGAGAGCCAACTCTGGATATTCTCGTAGAGGTTTAATGTGATGGACTGTAGTCGCGGTTACAAGGCTTATATGATCTGGAGTGACTTCATGTTTGAATTTACCTAGAAACCACTGACAAACACCTTTATCACGAATCAGTGCACTCTCTCGTGCAATATCCCAATCTGTTGATTTATAAAATGCATCAACATTCCCTTTGTTGATCTCGACAATCCAATCCTTTGCTGGCTTTCGTCTTGCTCTTCTTTTCTTCTGCTTAACCATAATTGTTAAAATTAGTTTCAATTAATGCAGAATCCAAATAACCAATCCCCTTATTTGTAACCAATACTCTAACTTTGTTTCGTATCGTCTTCCCAACACTGATAATGTCAACTGGAACAATTTGAATTGTTTCTAAATGGTCCGTTTTAGCAACACAGTGTATTTTGCATATAAACATATGTACATCCTTTCTTAATCGTTATCACCATCAATCCTCCGATGGTAACCAAAAAGAAAAGACACAACTAGTGTGTCTTAACGAGGAAATTTGCGAACAAGGGCAATATGGAGATGTGAAGTTCGCAACAACTTCACGCTATCATAGTATCATGATTTTCTTAGCCCAATTGTGCTTTATTTTATTGACAACAAGTACTCTATCTCACTATCAATTCTTCTCTTTACCCATGACCGTTCATACCCCACGATATTAGCAACTTCTTCATCCGTCCTTTTTTCAATCATAAACTTTTGTATAAGTAGATCTTTATTTTTAGGTCTTGCTAATTCCAACCATATTTCGCAAATCTGTATCGTGCTCTTACATTGAGTAATCATTTGCTTATTGATTTTGTCGAACTCAGCCATCTTATCAGATATCTTTGACAACTTCATACCGTGGTTGGCCCCTGTAGACACAAACTCTTCATATGAAATGCCCGATATTCCTGTTCCTGGCAATGACTCAAAAAATCTTCGTCGCAAATCTGGATATCCTTCTAGCCATCTCTTGCAGCTAATATAACTATTAAATGTGTCACGTATCATTTTTCTTCATCTCCATTGATCGTCACACCTTGGTTGATTATTGTGTATATTTCTTCAATTAGTTTCGATACCTTTTCTTCTTGACGTCTACCCCTAAAAGTTGCTACGGTAATCGTTTGATAATCAAATTGTAGCGGAGAAACTAATGCATTTTGAGGTAATGGACGCTTCATCAGTACATCAACATCTACATACCTGAATCCTAAAAAGTTGTGTCGTCTATCGATTGATACTCTTTCAATCCTTTCTTTTTCAATGATTGCATTTCCGATTAAAACTTTCATAATTCGTCCTCTTTTCTTTGTTTAGATTATTCAAGAATACGTATATCTTTTCTTGAATTTTGATAATGTAGTTTGAGCCACTATTTAAGCGGTTCAAATGATTATTTTGCAAAATAACCTATTTCTTCAAAAACATGACCAATTGTATGAATTAAATCAACGATGAAGTTTGTAATGATTCGTAGTACTTCAGCAATCGGTTCAATAATTTCATTCACGAACAAATGATAAAGTTTATGGACTTTTCCTTTGTAGCTATATTCAATTCGAGTTTGTGTTGCTAACGAAAGGTATTTCCAATTTGGACCATTCATGAGATTAATATATTTTTGAATTGAATTTAGAAGAGTTGCAGCATCTGTTTTAGTCATACCGCATTGACCCGCCAACACTTGAAAGATCCTCTATCTTCTTTATCACAAGACATGTAAGCCTCGCGCACACCTTCTTCAGGCATATCGAGATAATACCTATCATCTAAAGGAACGTTAGGAACCCACTTAACATAATCTTCTGTAACTTTTAGGTTTGGATTATCACCAACATTGAAGTACTCTTGTAGGCACGTTTCCTTTGCTTGTTGTATTGAATAACGTTCCGCATCAAATAAGTAACCATATCCATCCAAGAATTCCATGTAATCAAAATGCCTCTTACTCATTCTTCCTCACTCCATTTTTCTGTTTCCCATCCGTTATCGTCATCTTCCCAATCAAATGAACCATCATCTAAGTTCCAAATACTAAATTCTTGTTTCATTCTTCATCACTCCCAACTGATTTCTATTCTTGTGTGATTAACTTCATAAAATCTACTAGTCCAGATATCTAAAGATCTTTTTGTATATGGAATTTCTTTTACAGTTAGATCAGGAAACATTGTTTTTAATTGCTCTATGAACTCTGGCTTAGACTTCATTAACTTAGATTCCTTGTCGTTCTCTTCAGATACTTCAATGCTGATTCCTGTAAAACCTTCTTTCGCTACTTCATGCATTCGCTTTTCTAAACGTTCTGCAGGATAATTTTTTTTCATCCAGATGCTGAATGAATTATTACTTAATTCCATTAATTTACTTTTCATTTTTCCTCTTTCTAACAGGTAGATAACCTGTATCTTATTTGAAATTTGTAAACATTGCTCAAACCCTTTATTCATTGGCTAAAAGCTATGTTTTCTGATTTGATAGTTTTTGCGTTTTAGTGATACAATAAAATAAATTAAGGAGGTTAGAATATGGATTTTATATTAGAGGTAATACTTGCGCCGTTTCTCGAATTTATTTTCGAGAGTATTCTTGACCTTGTTTTTGACAAATCAATCAATATCTTTATTAGAGCTTTGATATTTTCCATTTACTTTATCTTTTATTTTGGAATTGGGTTATTTCTGATTTATTCTGGTATAGCTGTATTTTCCAGGAATGCGCTCTTTGGAGTATTTTTGAATATATCAGGTTTGTTTTTCATCGTAGGGTTTGTTAAGTTACTCATGAACTCTAGATCTAGATCTTCATCCGTCTAGGATAACCTGCATGTTATTTGAATTTTGTGAACTCCACTCAAAGCCTTTATAGAGTTGCTTAGAGTTATGTTTTTGATTTTGATAGTTTTTGTTATTAAATATGCTAATATACTTAGAGATAGGAGGATTATTTATGTATCGTATTTTCTCTTTATTCTTAACGTTAGACCTTTTAAATATCTTCGGATTTGTTTCATCCATAATTGTTCCAATTATTACGACTTTACTAACTATTTCGGCTTTTTACTTTTCACGTAGAAAACTTAAAATTACTTCAGCACTAGATGATGATAAGACATATCATAGCTTCTACGAAAATGATCTTTCCGTATTTAAATTTGGTGGCGATGATAGTCCCAAATTGAAAACACCTAAAGATTGGCCAAACTACTATAGGATACTCACAGTAATTATTACTAATGAATCTCCTAAACCAATTCGTATTCAAAATCTACTCATTCATGATCGGAATAAAATGATTCCAATTGTCGATCGCTTTAATTTTAATTTTGCAAACAAAAGGACATTTACCAATGACGAAGTAACACTTATTTCTTCGGGTATACTCTCTGGTGAGAATAATATTTGGTTCCAAAAAGTCAACCTATTCAACCCTACTAATATATTGGTTGAACCTTACGAATCTATGATCCTAAATTATGCAATTGATGCTAACGTAAACACACTAACCGTTGATGCATATACCACACTAGTTCAAAATTGGATATTTAAGTCGTTCTTTATAGTCCGAGAGCGTTGCAAATCTGATTTAAATAGATTATTCAAAGCTATCAAGATTAATTTCTCAATAAATCAGAAAACCACTGAGCACGACTATAAAACCTTTTCTTCGAAGGCGAAAGGAAGTAAAATTCCAATTTAAAAGTAACATTTAGATATACTTGCTTCTCCATCTTTTACAATCGTCATTTTATTTCCATTTACTGAACACTCTTTACAACCTTTATATGCTGGCTGCGAGAGTGTTTTTATTATTTGATAGTTTTTTGCGTTTCTTACCCTGTTTGCTATTTTTAATAACCCAAGGTAACCACTCATTATTTAAGAATTCTTTAACTGATTCATAATGTTCATTTGATGAATCTCTGTTTCCATACCCATGAACTGCACTAATTTTATGATTGTAGTGGTATGTGAATGTATAGAGCGAAGTTTCTTTACGATTTTTCAATCTAACAAACATAATTGCAATTTCTTTATTAGAGTGGCGCTTTAGATAGGATTCACCACCTACACAATGTGATAAGTTTTTACCTTCCTGAACAATGTCTGCCAATCCTGATGGAGCAATCACTGAATACAGATCACCATCATACTCTAGTGTTTTTAGTTTCTTGGTAACGTCTTTAACCTTAGAGTTTTCTTTCGCAACTTTAACAAGGTTCAACGCAGCAACTGCTTTATCGTGCGCAACTTCTAAGTCTTTCGGATAATTGATTAAATCAATATCGTCATAAGCATTTAGTTCATTCATAGTACCGATGTAATCGTCGTAGTAAGATAGGTTTTTATTTTGCTTGATAAGATAGTTTTGCACTTTAACCCAATTGGTAAACTTGCTACGTGTTTTAACTACACTAATCGGTATAAGCTTTCTCGCTTCCTTTACTACATCTACTCCGGTTTCTACTTTTAATAAATGGAATCTGTAGTCCAGAAACGACATATCTTCAGTTGCAATAGTTTTCCAATCGCGAGTTATTCGCTTCTTGGTTAGTATTCGATAGTCAATTCTATTGTTTAAAATATCGTCAAACATGTTAATCGAACCATTCTTGTATGTTAGAGCAAGATTTTTACGATGCTCATATACGTGCTCGTACGATTTACCATTAATCAAATCATGCGGGATCCGATACAGTGGTGAATTTTCAACCAACTGCTTGTGATTGTGTTCGTAATGATAAAACATCGTATACATCCAACCACCTATCCCTGATGTTGCATTTGTACCTGATGCATACCACCCGTAATTCGTATGATGAATTTTTAAAACCTCGTCATTTTGCATAACGGTCATATTCCAAAGTGTATATTCAAAGCATTCTTTTAGTGTTTTTCGATTGATACGCTTTTCAACTCGCCACGTTTGATATTCAATCTTCGAACGATTACTCACATAAACTCCAAAATATCCATAGGCTTCTAATTTTATGAAGTTAGTGTTAGAACGTAGATGAAGTACTCGTTCGCGATCTGTTCTGCTTGTTGTAGCAATCAATTCCCCCTTACGTTTGAAGATTATCGATTCAAAGTGTGATTCAGCCCAACTTTTAAAATCTTCTGGAAGTGGTAATCGATTATCAAATAGTTCTTTTTCATTCATCAAACAGTGACTCCTGATGTTCTTTTTCCATCATTTTGGTAATTTTACGAGTTTTCTTCGTGCGTTCCAGTTTCTGTTCCGCAGTTTCGTTAGCGATGTATTCGCCGATTTGTTCCATTGTAGGAGTTACATACACTTCTTTGACGACCTCTTTGATTACTTCTTTAACGACTTCTTTAGTTTCAACTTTAGATTTTTCTTTTGGTGCAGTAGGCCACTCCATCAATTCTTTCGGATCAATAGTTTCGGACGTAAAGTACTTGGTTGCCATTTCATGTTCCCATTCCGGTGTTGCATCAAAAACTCCATGACTACCAAATCTTTGCGCTTCCTTAGCACCCTGGGCGTAGCAATATTCAGTAGCACCTTTTATTGTTCTATCATCTTTCAAAATACCATTAATCAATAATTCATCATCTTGATTGCATAACCAGACATGTAATCGCTCCCCAACTGGTCCTAAATCATTCTTCATTTCTTCTAGCATTTTCTCATGTGCAAATTCAATTTTGCTTTTTTCCATGTAATGGTACCTCCTTGAACTTCTTCGCAAAGTCATTCGCTTTAAGTGTTATTAATTGAGAATTGTGAATGAACCCAATAATGTCGTTACCATCTTCATCCATCAACAATTGACGAACCTTTATTTCTGTGCCTTTTTCAAACCATGTTCCTTGAATATAGTCAGATTTTCGAGCCGTCCAGTATATATTTTTCTCTTCAATAAGTGCTGCCACTAATTCCATTCTCCTCTCATGTATGATTCAATACTTTCGTTTTTAATATCCGTATCACCATAAGCATTAATTAAGTCACTCATGATTAATGCGTAAATCATTTCAAACTCATTTAAATCCCCTGTGCCGTTGATTACATGTTCTTGAACTCGTTTATCGAACAAACTTCTTTCGTTGCTTGTGAGCGAAATTAGATATGATTCCAAACGTTTTACGCTAGCTAATGAATCATGACCAATACTCACATACTCGGATTGTTTGCTTGATTCTTCTAATCGCTCTAGAATGTCTGCAAGTTTTGGTATGTATTTAGATGATGCTGCAATTTCCAAAGTAGCTCTCTTCACATCATGTGCACTAAATTGTTTAAGACTGTAGTGCCATGTCTTAGCGAGACGTGCTTCATCACTAACATTCCAGTTAGGATGAAGGTCTTTTATCACGGCCAAGCACTCGACAATATCTCTTAATTGGACAAGATTATTTTGTTCTTGCAGGTTTTTTGAGACTGTCATTCCATTTCTCTCAACATGTCGGCAAATCCGTTCGAAGATTTTTGTTTATTCTTGGTAACTTCTTGATTCAAGTAATTTTGAAACTTTGTACCGAACAAAGTTGATGGTTGCAAGTATTTACTCATTTTTGAGTCATTGATCCACTCAAGGCATTTTTTATCGATAACATCTTTAAAGTCCTGGAGTGTAAAACCTTCATTGAATCTTGCATTTACATGAGATTTGACATCTGCAGTTACCTTAAATCTTTTTCCAGCTCTAAGATTCAAGTAATTTACAATTTCTTCGAAAGGCACATTATCTTTAATATCTTTATTATTTAGTAGTTGTTCTTCAGTAGTTATTAAATCAGTAGTTATTTGTGTCTGATTTCCCGACATCGGTTTAACCGTCGACGGTTCTTCCGTGTCGGTAAACCGGACACGGTGAGGTGTTTCGTAGAGAAAGTAATCATATCCACCAAATTTGCCATCCGTACGAGATTTTTTATCTCGAACTAAGTAGCCATAATCTTCCAATTCTTTTAATCCAGTGCGAATGCTTTCTCTACCTTCTTTTAGCACAGATACCAAGCCCATTTCTGTATAATCCCATGTATCTGGAAGTGACAACATAAATGACATTAGTCCTTTTGCTTTTAGTGTCAGATTTTTGTTTCTCAAATGATGATTAGACATCATCGTGTAGCCTTTATTTTTTTCAATTTTAAACTTCGTTGACATGATTCCCTCCATCACTTTTCAATACCTTGAATTGGCCATCAATTATTTTTTCATTCATTGCATATGACCAGTGCAATCGAGTTCTTGAAATTTTAGTTTCTTTTTCAATATGTGGAATTGATCCAGATGCTATGACTTTTCCAGTCGTAACATCGACTAATAGATACATATTTATCACTCCTTTTCTCTATTTATTTCGGTAGATAACCTGTATATTATTTTCTTTTTAAAAACCTCTATTATCCTCACTTAATAGTCGCTTGTTAGCTAATTTTTGATATCTATACTTTTTGCAATTTAGTTGCTATGATTTCCTTATTAGAAACGAGGTATCATTTATGAGACTTAATCAAGATTGCATTAGAGATTTATTGCTGTTTATAGAAACTATTGAGATCGATTATTATGCAGATTTAGTTGAATGCAAGATAGGCGATTATAGTTCTGAAGAATTATGCTACACCGGAGATAAATTACTTGAGGCAGGATATATCAACGGTAAAATTTCATCGGGTAGTGGCATTAGATATTACATGTTTTCAGTTTCTTCACTCACATGGGAAGGCCATGCTTTTCTCGATAATATTAGAGACGATGGAGTTTGGAAGGATACAAAGAAAGTTGCATCAAAAATGTCATCTATTTCAGTCGGATTAATAGAGAAAATAGCTGCCTCAGTTTTAAGTACAATTATCACAAAGACTATGAACGGATAGATTTAAACTCCTTCAAAATAAAAAACAACCCAGTCTGTCGCGATAAGATCACCGAGTGTTGGCGACCACATTACGTATTTTCTCGATGTATCAAAATCAGTATAAATAACGCAGTTTTCATTTTCTTTGTTCGTAGGAACAACGAATGCTCCACTTTCTAGCATTTCTGGTCTGGTAATGTTTGCGTTCGTTGAGTTAGCTAAATTTACGGCATCAACAATATTTAAATTTGTGTAGATGACTTTTTTAGTCAATAAATTATTTTTTCTGGGTTTTAACGTCACCTAATTTCCTCCATAGACTTTAAATAGTCTTCCAGCGTTCCTCTTGTATATACTCGTGTAGTTTCCACACTTGAATGTCCTAGAATATCGCTTAATTGCGCGAGTTTAAGCTCGCCTTTTTTATTTACAAAATTAAATCCAAAGTAATGACGGAATGCGTGAGGTTTAACTTTTTTCTTATTAATTTTGCACATGCCGGCAATCACCTTTAAACCATCATAGATTTGCCTGTACTCAAGATTAACAACCTTATCGACGCCTTTATCCAAAGTCTTAACAAACGCTCTGATTTCGCGCCCTAGAGGACCTGGTAATGGAACTCTACGTACTTTACCTTTGTTATCAACCGATACATAGTTATTCTGAACTGCAGCAACTGTAAAGCTTGGAAGTTCATTGACACGAACGCCAGTTTCTCCCATTATCCGAATGGCAAAGTATAGATTCATATTTTCTAATGCTTTTGCTTTCATCCACATTCTTTTGTATTCGTGTTCATAGATACGATGCGGAAGCGTGTTGTCGTTTTGGCTTTTGACCTTAGAGATTTTCAAATCGCCCAGATCACAATAGAATAGGAAACGATTAACCGATGTTATGTATGAATTAATTGTTGATACTGCTTCGTATTCTTCGAGTAAATCTTGCTTCAGTTGAATTAGATCATCTTTACTCATAAAATCGTCGATACTCGAATAGTCGTTGATTAACTTCTTGGCTCCTCGCATGTAGACCTTTATTGTGCTATCTGCAAACTCGCTTTCATGTAATGATTTAGGATAACTATCTAAGTATTCCAGTAAATCTTCTTTAGTTAGTTCTGGTACTTCGTCTAGTTCCTTTTGGATTGCTTCAAGCTGAGCCTGTAAGAATGCTCGTTTAGAGTTCTTATTTAAGTTCTTATTTTTCTTGGCCATTAAGGTTCCTCCATTCTCATGTCAAAGCCTCCACTTCTTTGTAATATAGTTCTGTGAAAGTATTTAAATCACTCTCACCGCAGTTCTCGCAATAGCGACTCCGTATTGCTTGTAAGTCATAACCATAAGTATTGACATAATCTGTTAATAGTTCGCGCAGTGCTAAGATGCTTTCATATTTAGCATCAAATATTCGGTAGTTGTCTTGGGTGCATTGTTCATCTGGGGATCCATTACATTTATAACCACCTGCATTATTGTTATAGACCCAGAGGTCGCTTGTACCATATCCTGTCTCTAGGTTGAATGTAGCGTTCACTAGGGCTTCAAATTGGTAATCTATAGTTGTTGCTTCAACTTCTTCTAATTCTTGTTGTGGCTCGATTAAAGCGGGTTCTTTAACGATTGAACTTGTGATTACTTGTTCTTCATGAGATAATTTAGAAGAACTACTAACACAAGCAGTAGATTCTAAGAACACAATCAGGGCTCCAACCAAGATAAGTGTTCTTTTTTTATGACTCATCGTTAGTCCAATCTATTACTTGACCACAAGCATAACAACACCATTCTTCACCTGTATATCCTTCTATAGCCACTGTATGGTTTTTACATATCCCGCATAGCAGTAATCCATCTTCTTCAATAGGTTTAATAGGTGTTTCTTTATCTATTAATTCTTGAAGAGTTTGACACTCATTACCTTCTTGCCAATTCTCTTGAAGTTTCAATCTATTTAGAGCTTCCTGGTATTTATTCATGTGCCACACCCTTTGGCTTTCTTAAGTGATTACTTCCTTTACCATTCTGTTTGGCGTAGTTCTTATCACCTTGCAACAATGTTCGTTTTAATTGCTTTTCAAGGTTATTATCAAGTGTTTTACTTTGGCCATTAGGATTGAATTGTCCTTTAGGTCTTGCATATGTATTAGGCACCCCACACCTCTTTGAGCCATTTAATGACTGCGTATGTTAGTAAAATCGTTGCTCCCGCTTGTATTTTTACCATTACGGTAGATACTGTTATCATCGCGTTAATCATGTTTGTTCTCCTGTTCTATTATTGGCAGTACCCCATTATCTTTTAGCAGGTCAAATAGGAATAAGCGTCCTTTTTGTGTCCACTTAGTATTCATTACTGTTTTCTCTAAACCAATAGCATCTTCAATTACTACGGTTTCGGAATGTGTATATCCTTTTGCCTGATGTTTTTGATATAAGAGCCATTGATCCGATTGTTTGAATTGAACACCTAGTTTATGTAGTAACTTATTCAGAGCTTGTCCACTCATTCCGTAATCCTTAGCAATCTGTGTGATGGTTACCAATGACTTTGATTTTAAAATACGGTCCATGTAATCGACTTTAGGTTTGTATTCACCAATTAATTGATTTTGCATATCGATTAGTTTTTGTTGATTTGCTGCAAGCATTAGCGCATCCGAATACGTTTGCGGTACCTCATATTTTCCGTAGAGTCGAATATCTTTTAGAATTTTCTTAATTTGCTTTTTGAACTGTTTCGCAATAGGTTTACGCGATTGCATCAGCACTTCATACAATCCATCTTCAGTTAAGAACCACATTTCTCTACTTTGACCTGATGCAAGGATTGTTTGCATCAGCTTTTCATCTTCATCTACTGACTTAATCATTTCACTTGCTCTACTGTGTTCAATCCATTCTGCGACGTCTTGCGCCAAAAATAATGGATTGTCTGAATTTCCGTAAATTTTGAAGTTTCTGTTTAATACTTCAGTTTCTTTAATAATTTGTAATTGATTCATGAAATTTCCTTTCTAATTTAATATTCGTATTTTCGCCCCATGTTATCATTTCAAAGAATGGAGGTGATTTTATTACCAGACGTAAAGTTAAAATTAAAACTACAGTGACTCAAACTGGCAGAAACTCTGCACGAGTCAAGACTTCTGTCAGTAATGGTTCGTCGACCAAGACCAAAACCAAAACTGTCCGTATTAAGTAGTTTCTTAGGCACCTTAATGGGTGTCTATTTTTTCGTCTGTAATTTCAATGTCGAATTCTAACGTAGCTAACTCTCGCGCGATTTCAGTTGCTTCTATAAGAGTTTGCCTATATTTGTTAGCGAGTTCTAATGCATATTCAGCGCCACTCATTTCAACTTTCATTTCGGCTACATTTTCTTTACCCATTGCTAGTCTCCTTTCCTCTCTTTCTCTGCGAGGTATTGTTTCAAAGCAAAATTGAAGTCAATACCTGTTACTTTAAACACTAATTTCTTTTGAACCTTTGTAGGTCTTGCGTCAAACTCTTTTGGAGTTTTTAAACGTTCAATACGCTTACATTCATTAAAAATGTTGCTAATTACATCATCGTCAGAACCACCGATGAAATGTTTGATAGTTGTTTTGGATACAAATGGAGTTGGATCCTCTAGCATGATTCTGTATGCACGTTCTTTATCTGTCATAGGTATGTCCTTTCAAGATTGTTTGGCCTGCACATTATCTCAATGTGAGATATTACTTAGTAAAAAAATTTACATCATTAATACTATATCCATAAGAGTTCACCAAATTAAGAACGGTATCTATTTTTGCTTTTCTTAATAACTTTGGATTATTCTCAATGCGACCTAAGTGTTCTCTAGACATTCCGATATTTACTGCAGCATCTTCTTGAGACAAACCCTTAATTTGACGCATTTGTTTTATGGTCAGTTGTTCCGGCATATATTCACCTCCTGAAGACATCATATATCACACAAAGGGATATTGCAATACAAATATCTCATAAAGTAATATTGATATTGCATTATATCCTTTTAAGTGATATATTTATCACAAGGAGATTTACTATGAAAGAAACATTTGATAGAAATGAGTTTGGACAAAAGTTGAAAGCAGCACGAAAAAGCATTGGCTTAACTCAAGTTCAATTATCTGAAAAAACAGGTTTTTCTCAAAACACCATTTCTAACTGGGAAAATGGCAACAGAGAACCTGAATCAATCGGCGACTTAATAAAGATATCGAACGCATTAGGAATGGATGTTGGTTCTTTTATAACAAATTCCATTGAAGATAATAACTACTACGGAGACCACCAAGCTAACTTGGAGCATCTAGCAGATAAGCCCGAGTTGTTACACATCTACAATGATATTTATAACAGTAAAAATTTACAGTTACTATTTGATAAGACTCAAGATCTCACTCCAGAGGATTTAGAGATGGTACTAACCATCATTAGCGGTATCAGAAAAGAGAGAGGTCTTGATTAATATCAAATAGGAGGCAAGTGTGTGTGAGTTTCGAAGATTTTTGCAGTATTAACAATATTGTAATTAGCGTTAATAAGAATATGGGGACAAACATCAGGGGGTTTTGTTACTTTGATGGATTATATTTTAATGTAATTTTAAATAACAGGTTTGACAATTTGCAGCTTCAACAAACAACAATTCATGAAGTTATTCACGTAATGCAAAACCATTTCTCGTGTAATACCAAAGATATACTTTCAGTAGAACGAGAAGTTAATTCACTAATAAAGGTAATGAAATTAGTTTTTATATAGGTATCAACTGCATAAACGCAGATACAGGCCTAACGGCAGAGGAGAAAAAAATGACAGATCAAATGTTAATGTGGACATTTATGTCGAAAGCAGAACCAACTCAGGACTTGTTGAACATGCTTGTTGAAGGTGAAGAAATTATTCATTGCTATAAAACGATTCGGGATTTAGCAGCAATAACCAATAAAAGATTAATTGTTAGGGATGCTCAAGGCCTAACTGGGAAAAAAGTTGAAATTTATTCATTACCATTTCGCTCTATTGATATGTGGTCAACTGAAAACGCAGGTAAACTATTTGATATAAATGCAGAGCTCGAATTATGGACTAAAGCTGGGCATATGAAACTGAAAGTCTCTCCGAAATGTGATATTAGAGAATTTGAAGAGATATTGGGTAGAGCAATTCTAGATTAAAGTTAGAAATTAAAAACACCCTGTTCGAGCAGGGTGCTAAGTACAACTAAGAATCGCGCAGATTCCCTTTTGTTGTACCTTAATTTTACAAAAAATGGAGGTAAATAGCAATGGCAGTGACAAAAACAAAGTCTGGTAGATGGAAAGCTAAAATTAATTATAGAGATGACAAAGGTTCTGTACGAACAAAAGAAAAGCTTTTCGACACTAAACGTGAAGCAAAGAATTTTGAAGTTGATTTTAGACGACAAGTCAAAAGCGATACTCACGAAAGAGACTCGATAACATATCAAGAAGTACTTGACTCTTATTTACTCTCGGTAAAAATGAAAATCTCCAATAAAACCTATAATGAAAAAATATACTATGCTACTACATTCTGGAAAAATATGTTACCAAAGCGTTACACAAATATATCGAAAAAGGATTGGATGAACATCTATAACAATATTTTAAGTTTAGATTATGCAGTAGGTTACAAAAATAAAATTATTATAAACCTAAAAGCTGTAGCCCATCACGCATACCTGTACTATGATTTACCAGACAACACTAAACTACTTGAAACAATACCAGAACGAAAAAAGATAGACCACCCTTTTTGGGATGCTGAAGAAATGAACAAAGTACTGGATTCAATACCAAATAGAACTACTCGACTTTTAGTGAAGTCCCTCTTCTATACAGGTGCAAGGCGAGAAGAATTGAGGATGATGACTAAAAGTGACTTTGATGTTAAGAATAATTCATTTATGATCCGAGATAACAAATACAGAACATTAAAAACCGCAGGCAGCAGTCGCATCGTGAAGATTCATGAAGAGCTGGCTCTAGAGATACAAGAAGTGCTCCAATTCGAAGGAGAATTCATTTTCGGTGGCATCGAACCTATTTCCAAAACAACGCTCACAAGGCACTTTAAACAAGCAATTAAAGATAGCGGTGTAAAAGAAATCAGATTACATGATTTAAGGCACTCACACGCTACAATATTAATCAACCAGGGTGCCAATATTATTGCTGTTTCTAGACGACTTGGGCACTCAACAACCTCACAAACTCTCAAAACGTACGCACATTTAATGCAAAAAAGCGATGATGAATTACTGGATATAATTGAAAAAATCTAA